GTTACAGGCAACTTAGCATGAGTGGTATTTTACTTAGTCTTCTTTCAGGTGGTTCTACGGTAACGGTTCCGGGTGCGCCAACAATAGGAACAGCAACTGCTACAGGAGCAACCACAGCAACCGTTACATATACAGCCCCAGCAAACAACGGTGGCTCTGTAATTACATCTTACACAGCAACATCAAGCCCTTCAGGTGGTACTGGCACAATAAGTCAAGCGGGTTCAGGAACAATTAATGTAACTGGATTAACTGCTGGAACATCCTATACATTTACTGTTACAGCTACTAACGCTATTGGAACAAGTGCTGCTAGTGCTGCAAGTAATTCCATAACAACTGTAAACCCAGCAACATCAGTTAGTTATTTAGTAGTAGCTGGCGGTGCTGGCGGTGGTACAGGTGGTGGTGGCGGTGGCGGTGCTGGCGGTTATAGAACAGCATCAGGATTTTCTGTTTCTCCCGGATCAAGTCTTACAGTAACAGTAGGCGGTGGCGGTGCTGGTGCTCCGGGAAGTTCAAACGGAACAAGTGGTTCTGATTCTGTTTTCAGTTCTATAACTTCTACTGGCGGTGGTTATGGTGCTGGTGGTTCAGGTTCTACAAGTGCTGGCGGCAGCGGTGGTTCAGGCGGTGGTGGACAATATGGCGGTGGCGGTGGTGGTTCAGGAACGAGTGGTCAAGGAAATAATGGACAAGCTGGTGGAACTAACTCCGCTGGTGGCGGTGGCGGTGGTGCTGGTCAAGCTGGTGGCACTAATGGTAATGCTAGAGGTGGTGATGGTTCGACATCATCTATTTCAGGCAGTTCTGTAACTAGGGCAGGCGGTGGTGGCGGTGCTGTTTCAGCAGGTGGTGGTCGTGTTGCAGGTGGAACAGGTGGCGGTGGTGATAGTGGCTTTGGTACTGTAGACGGACTTCCGGGTACAGCAAATACAGGCGGTGGCGGTGGTGCTGGTTGGCAGTATGTTACAGCACTTGCTGGTGCTGGCGGTTCAGGTGTTGTAATTATTAGTTACCCAAATACTTTTGATAACGCTGCTTCTACAACTGGTTCACCTTCCTTCTCCAATACAGGAGGTAATAAAATTTATACATTCAACTCCTCTGGCTCAATTACATTCTAAGGCATAACATGAGTCATTTTGCAAAAATAGAAAACGGATTAGTAACTCAAGTGATTGTTGCTGAACAAGATGTTATTGATACTGGTTTGTTTGGTACAGGTTGGATTCAGACTTCCTACAATACACATGGTGGACAACATCCTGAAGGCAGACCACTGCGTAAAAACTACGCTGGTGTTGGCTACACATACAACAGCCAACTAGATGCCTTTATTCCACCACAACCATTCCCAAGTTGGACAATGAGTGAGGAAACTTGTTTATGGAATCCCCCAGTTCCGTATCCTACCGATATAGGTACAGCAGAAAATCCTAAGAAATATAACTGGAATGAAACAACAACATCTTGGATAGAAAATAATGACTGACGCTGAACTCAAACTACTAAGCCACGAAGAAGTCTGTAAGGTTCGATACGAACAGATTAATGCTCGACTAAAGAGACTAGAACAGATTCTTCTCGGTACTGCTGGATTCATTATCATAACCTTGTTAACCTTGGTACTTAAATGAGTAGACCACATTCCGTAGGCAAGAATCTTACTGCTAATACATTAACAACAATTTTTACTGTTCCAACTAGGAACATTGCTAAGTGGACTTTATTGTATGCTTACAACGGCACAGCCTCTGCTAAGAACTTCAGAGCATTCTGGTATGACGCTTCTGAGAATGTAGAGATTGCTGTAGTATATGATTATTCTTTAACAGGTAAGAACTTCTTACGCATTGATGGACAGGCTTATGTAGTCTTAGACGAGCATGATGAGATTCGTGTATTAATTGAAACTGGTGCAACGAATGCAAGCTGTATTGTAACACTAGAATTAGAGCAACGCAGTACCGTACAAAACTTTGCATAAGGATAATTATGCCACTCGCTAAAGGTAAGTCTCAGAAGACAATCAGTAAGAACATTTCTAAGATGGTTAAAGAAGGAAGACCACAGAAGCAAGCAGTCGCAATCGCATTATCAACCGCTAAAGTAGCTAAACCAAAGAAAAGGAAATAATATGCCAATGGTCAAAGACAAGAAGTTCCCCTATACAACTAAGGGGAAGAAGCAAGCTAAGTCGTACGCTCAGAAGACTGGAGCAAAGATGACTACTCCTAAAGCTAAGCCAGCTAAGAAGATGGGAGCGATGCGTGGCTACTAAACCGGGTTTGTATGCCAATATCGCCGCTAAACGCCGTCGTATCAAGGCGGGTTCTGGCGAGAAGATGCGTAAGGTAGGCAGCAAAGGCGCACCTTCGGCACAGGACTTCAAAGAATCTGCTAAAACAGCTAAGAAGAAGAAATAATGGTAAAGAAGGTATATCAAGACCCCAAAGGTGGTTTAAACGCCAAAGGAAGGGCTTATTTCAAGCGAACTGAAGGGGCTGACCTCAAGCCTCCAGTTTCAGCGAAACAGGCTGCAAAGTCCCCTAAAGCGGCTGGAAGACGTAAGAGCTTCTGTGCAAGGATGGAAGGCGTTAAAGGTCCGATGAAGGACGAGAAAGGCAGACCTACTCGTAAAGCCTTAGCATTAAAGAAGTGGGATTGTTAAGATTTTACTTGACAAACCCATCAAACTATGATAGGATAGCATATGGCTTCAATGAACTATATTCAACTTGTTAATGACGTACTTATTCGTCTGCGAGAGCCAGAGGCTTCTTCGGTGTCAGATAACGCCTATGTTAAGCTCATTGCTCGTTATGTTAATGATTCTAAGCGACAAGTTGAGGATTCCTATAACTGGAATGCTTTATCAGAGACATTGTCTGCTACAACAACAGCCGACGTATTTAACTATGTATTAACAGGTTCTGGACAACGCTTTCGGGTTATTGATGTTCTTAACGATACCGATAACTTATTCGTTGAAAATGCTTCCACACTTTGGATGGATCAGCAGTTCTTGTTAACAACAGCACAAAAAGGTTCTCCACAGTATTATAACTTTAACGGTACTAATGCTGACGGAGATACACAAGTAGATTTATTCCCAATCCCTAACGGTGCGTATACTCTTCGTTTTAACATTATCAAACCACAAGTACCTCTAGCAGTCAATGCTGATAAATTATTGGTTCCTGACGAGCCAGTTATCTTAGGTGCATTAGCTAGGGCGCAAGCAGAGCGTGGAGAAGACGGTGGAGTACAGTCTAGTGAGACTTATGTATTGTATCGCCAAAGTTTAGGGGATGCTATTTCATTAGAATCCAATCGCTATATTGAAGAATCTCAGTGGAACTGGGTCTAATGGCTGGCAAGTTACTAACATCGTCTATAGCAGCACCGGGCTTTTACGGATTAAATTTACAGGAAAGCAGTATTACCCTGTCTTCTGGCTATGCACTAAAAGCTCAGAATTGTGTGATCGATAAGTACGGTCGTATCGGTGCAAGACGAGGATGGACTACAGTAAACTCTGCAGTTAATACTGACTTAGGAGCAGCTAACGCAGTAGAGTTTATATTTGAATTAGTTGATGGTGGCAGTAATCAAGTGTTAAGTGCTGGTAATAATAAGTTATTTGTAGGAACTACTACGATGACTACTAAGACCGTACGCAATACAGACAACAGCGGTGATGCAACCTACACGATTACTGCAAACAATTGGCAAGGTGCTGCGATGTCTTATGGAGATGTCACTGACTTTCAGCCTCATGTGTATTTAGCACAAGCCGCACATCCTATGCTGGTGTATCATGAGTTACCTACATCAGGTGGAGCTTTTGATGCTCACAATAGTAACACATTTGGTTATCAGCGTGTAGGAGATGATGCTAAGTTACCTTCTAATCATAGCACTGCTACCTTTATGCCTAGCTGGGTTCTTTCTGCTTATGGCAGAATATGGTGTGGTGGTATCTCAGGAGACACTCAGACTGTCTATTTTAGCGACTTACTGGCTGGTACAGATTTCTTGAATGGTTCTGCTGGCTACTTAAATCTACAAGAAGTATTACCTAATGGTGATCCTGTAGTCGCTGCCGCAGCACACAATGGTTTTATTATATTCTTTGGTCGTAAGAACATTGCAATCTATGCTAATCCGTTAGACACAGGAGCGTTAACTCTTGTTGAGGTTATCTATAACGTAGGCTGTATTGCTAGAGATTCGGTACAGAATATTGCAACAGATGTATTGTTTTTATCTGACTCAGGAGTTCGTAGTCTACAGCGAGTAGTCCAAGAGAAGTCCATGCCAATGCGTGATATTTCTAAGAATGTTCGTGATGAGTTAATCTCTGCTGTAGCCTCTGAAACAGACTTAACTAAGATTAAAAGTATCTATTACGAGCGTGACGCTATCTATTTATTAACGCTTCCTACAACTAAGTTTGTATACTGCTTTGATACTCGTGCTTCCTTGCAAGACGGTTCTATGAGAGTTACAGTCTGGGATAGTATTGAACCTAAAGCATTCTTTGTTACTCAAGCAAGAGATTTATATATAGGTAAGCCGGGATATATTGCTAAATACTACGGCTATGCTGATAATACTTCTAGTTATCGTCTTGCTTACTATACCAACTACTTTGACTTTGATGCTTCTACAAATCTTAAAATATTAAAGAAGATTGGCTGGGTATTGATTGGCGGTACAAATCAAACAGTAGCTGTTAAATGGGGATTTGATTATAGCGAAAGTTATCAAGCTACTACTTATAATTTAGACCCTGTTACAGTTTACGAATATAATAACTCTACTGTAGATACTATTCCCGGATCAACAGAATACAACATTGCTGAATATAGTTCAGGTATTGTTTTAGATCGTTTTAACATCAATGCTGGTGGTCAAGGAACTGTAATGCAATTAGGTCTAGAAGCAGATATTAATGGCAATCCAGTTTCAATTCAGAAAATAGACGTAGCAATCAAGCAAGGAAAGACTTTAGTCTAAGGACATACTATGGCAAATTATACAAAAGCAACTAACTTCACAGCTAAAGATGGATTACCTACTGGTAACTCTGGAAAGATTGTTAAAGGCACAGAGATTGATACTGAGTTAACTGCCATTGCTTCAGCTATTTCTTCTAAGGCAGATTTAAATAGTCCTGCTTTAACTGGAACTCCTACAGCGCCTACAGCCTCTGCTGCTACCAATACAACACAACTAGCTACTACTGCTTTTGTACAAACAGGATTAGCAGCAGCGTTTACTACAGGCATGATTATGATGTGGTCGGGTACTATTGCTACAATTCCTACAGGATGGGTATTGTGTAACGGTTCTAACAGCACTCCTGACCTTCGTAACAGATTTGTTATTGGCGCTCATACTGATTCTGCTGGTGTTGCATATTCTACAGTAACTGGAAGCAATACACAGACTGGTGGTACTAAAGATGCTGGTGTTGTAAGTCACACACATACTGCAACTGTCACAGACCCCGGACACATTCACTCTACTCTTGCAAATGCAACTGGCACTGGTAGCCAATCTGCTATGAATCCTACTGGCGGGCTAACTAATTTTCGTGAGAATACTTTTTCAGCGGTTACTGGTATTTCTGTAGCAAACAGCACAGAAGGCTCAAGCGGTACTGATCAGAACTTACCTCCTTACTACGCATTAGCGTTCATCATGAAGACCTAACATGAAAGTACCTGTGGTCCTTAGAGACGACTACATAATGTACTTAGAGTTCTTTGAAGGAATGTTGTGGTTTCACACAGATGTACATAAGTGGACAGCAAAGATAAAAGCAAAGTATTTAGAAGACTTAAACATATTACAGTATTTAACAAACAGTCCTTTAGTGGCAATGGTAAATCAAAGAGATAAGAAACTAAGTAAATTTGGCAAAGCAATTGGTTTTAAATATGAACAACCTTTTTTAGGTAATGATAAACAAATGTATGACATCTATAGTAGGAGCAAATAATGGGTAGCAGCATAGCGTCATTTGCAGGTCCGGTATTAAGCGTAGCTGGAGGTCTGATTAGCGGAAGCAAGGGGGCTGATGCTGCTAAAACAACAGCAGAGTCTCTTCGAGCCGCAGGAATACGTTCGTCTAACATGGCACAGTTCCGTCCTATTGGACTAAGAACTGGCTTTGGAACTTCTAACTTTCGAGTAAACGAACTTGGACAAGTAGAAGAAGCCGGATATGGACTAACTCCAGAACTTGAGTCTCTTCGTAATCGATTTACAGCAGGGGCAACAGGATACGATCCTACTCGTGTACAACAACTAACAGAGCCTATTTACGGTGGCGCAGCATCGTTATTTAACTTAGGCGGTGACTATTTAGGTGCAAACCCACAAGAAGTTGCAGCTAAATACATATCAGATAGACAAGGATTATTACAACCTAGTCGTGCTGCTGAATTTGGTAGAATCAATGCTCGTAACTATGCTACTGGTCGTGGTGGTTTAGGTGTTAATACCGGTACTGGTGGAGCGCCATCTAATCCTGCACTACAGGCATATTATAATTCTATTTTCCAACAAGATAGAGCCTTAGCTGCAGAAGCAGATACAGAAGCCATGAATCGTATTCGGTTCGGTGGAGAACTATATGGCGCTGGCGGTAAACTTGCTGCTGGTATTCCATCATTGTTTAGTGGTTCATTCTTACCAATTGAGACACAACTAGGACTTGCCCGTACTGTTGAAGGGATGGGCGAAAGACCATTTGCAATGAGTCAAGAATTAGCTCGTCTACAGGCTGGCGCAGGAGCATCCGCAGGAAATCTGTATTTACAGCCACAAGCTGCTGCTGCTACTGCATATGGCAAATATCAAGGCTATAGTCCGTTAGGCACAGCTCTAAGTGGTTTTGGCGGTGCAATGGGAGGTGGTAATTTTAGTAGTTTATTCGGTGGCGGTGGCGGCGGTTATTCTGCAGCTCCTTATGCTCCTGAAAACCCCGGATTTGGTAGCTACGGAGGCGGCTACTACGGCTCCGCACCTTAATTATAAATAGGAATTAACATGGCTGACATCGTAAATAGTTTATTTGGTATTGATCCTGCTGCATTGCAACAGCAACGACAAGTCCTAGACTCTAATCAAGCATTTAGATTTGCACAACTAGACCCGTTACAGCGGGCTAACATGGCAATCTATCAAGGTAGTGCTGGTATTGGTCGAGGTGTGTCTCAGCTCCTTGGTGGGGATGAACAACTTAATCGTGCTACTAAAGTAAGAGAACTTGCTTCGCAGTTTGACATGGCTAGTCCTGATGGATTACGTCAATTTGCTCAAGCAGTATCTCCGTTTGCTCCTGATGTTGCTCAACAGGCAGTTAGACGCTCTGATGAAATTATAACAAAGGGATTGCAACAAGGAAAATTACTAAGTGAAACATTTAAATTAGACACAGAAGCTCGCTTAGCTGGGCGTGAGATTAAAGAAATTGGCGTTGAGGGTAATACTGAATTGGTACAAAAAGCTGTAGTTGATAAAGATGGAAACATTATTGGTAGAATAGGTCAGCCTTATAGTCGTTTTACAAGCAAACAAAACATTAGTGTTGACGCTAAAGGCGAAACAGAGTTTGTTAAAAAGCTAGCTGGATTAGATGCAAAAAGAGTAAACGACGCTGCGGATGCTCGTGATAATGCGATTGCTGGTTTAACTAATTTAAATCAATTGTCTAGCCTAAGTGAAAAAGATTTAATAGGCGGTGCTTTTGCAACAACAAGGGTGGGTGCTGTAAATTTCCTTAATACTTTAGGATTGACCGGAGCAACCGATATAGATAAATTAGCAAGGTCAGAGCAATATGCCAAAACAGCAAGCGATTTAGTATTACAGACTTTAGGAGGTCGTTTAGGAGCTGGCTTTTCTAACGAAGACCGGAAATTTATTGAAAAAATTGTTCCACAGCTTGAGAATAGCGCTATTGCTCGTCGTGATTTAATTACTTTTATGCAAACAAAATTTACTAATATTGTTAACGAAGCTGATAGACTAGAAACTTATGCAAGAGAAAACAATAGTTTAAAAGGTTACAAGTATACAACACCGTTACCAAAAGCACCTTCAACTAAGCCACAATTTACTCGTGAACAACTAGAAGCGGAATTAAAAAGAAAACTAGAAGAAGGTAAGAAATAATGGCTAATATTTCTGATTTATCTATTGATGAGCTTAAACGAAAGTTAGCAAATAACGAATATATTGGCTATGCTGAAAAATCAGTATTAGATACTTCTCCTACTTCGTTTACGGATATTGCAAAAAATACTCTTGAGTCTGTTGCAAAGGGTTCAGCTAAAGGAATTATTGATTTAGTTGGTGGTTATGAAAGCCTATACAACTATTTAAATGCTGATAAAAACCCAGCCGCTTTTGAGCCAAGTAGTATTTTAAGAGGTATTAAAAATTTAACTGGAATAAATCTTCAATCAGCCCCTTACACAACGCCTTATAATATTGCTGCTGCTGGCGCACCTGCTGCAGCGTTAACAGCCGTTGGTGTTCCCGGTTTATTTGGAGGTGGTCGTATAGCAGCTCCTGCTAAAGAATTTGCGGTTGCTGGTACTTTAGGCGCTGCTGCGCCGTTAATTACAGAATCTCCTTTTGGACAAGCTGCGCTGCAAATAACACCCTATGCCGCTAAAGGCGGTTTTACCAGCATTCAAGGTGCGGCAATGCGTCCACAAGGAACTTTCCCGCCTTTGTCTGAAACACAATCTTTATTAAATGTTGGTCCTATGACACCCGGACAACTGACATTAAATCGTCAGCAACTTGCAACCGAAGCTCGTGTTGCTGCTTCTCCAAAAGCTGCAGAAGCTCCGGGATTCTTTAAAACACAAGCAGAATCTGTACAAACTTATTTAGACGATTTGTTTACTAGGTCTACTCAAAAGACATTAAATCCTGAAGACTTAACTCAATCGGTATTGAAATCTTTTCAAAACTATGGAAAAGCATTGTCTACAAGATTGCGTTCAGATGCAAATAAAGACTTTAATGCAGCTAAGAAAGCTGGTGGGCAGATTGATACACAGCCTGTACTTGATGTGGTACAAACTCGTTTACAAGGAATTCCACCAGAAACACCCGGTTTTGAAGGTTTACGCAGCGCATTAGGTCGAATTGCGGATGAATTTACTATTCCAGAAGTACCGGCTTCAGTAACCCCAAGTGCAATTGTTGGTCCAACAGGACAGCCTGTAGATGTTAAGATTGTTCCCGGCACGCCTGCTCAAGCTCAGAAAATTAGTATTGATAGACTTCAAAAGAATCTATCTGCGTGGGGCGAAGCCGCCTATAGCGGAAAAGCAGACTTTGGTAAAGGAAATATATTTGAAGGAGTTGCCCCCGGACAAGCTAAAGCACTTTCCCTTGATGTATTACGTGGGTATAAACAAGCGCTAGACGATGCAATTCAAAGCGGTGTTTCCGGAGCCGATAAATTAGTTCAAGCTCGTGATAATTTTGCAGGCAACATTAGACGCATTGAAGAATTTGCTAATCGTCCATTAGTTAAATCCTTTGATGTTGAACGAGCAACTGATTTGGTTCCAGAACAAGTTGTTACTAAATTAAAAACAGCACCTGAATCACAACGAGCAATTTTACTTGATGTATTACAAAACAATCCAGATGCGTCTGCTATTTTAGATACTATTAGAAAGTCTACTTTTGATGATATTTTAAATAAATCAAAAGCAACTGGAGCCGCAGCAACTGCTCCTGAATTTAATATTGATGTTGCTTTAAAAGAACTTAATAAGAAAGAAAATGATTTTAACTTTTTATTTAAAACTAAACAAGAATTAACTGATGCTAAACTAGTGTTAAATTATATGAAACGAGCTGTTCAAAGCGAGACAGGCGGAGCAGCTTCTGGAATGGCTGGAAGCACTGCTTATGCAACAACTAAAGCATTTGGCGGAAGCACACAGTTAGCAAATGCAAGTAAAGAATTAACAGATGTTATCAGAGATAAAATAACTAATTCCGCAGATTTTTCAGCTATCTTATTTAACACTGATTCCAAAGACGCTTTGTTAAAACTAGCTAAAGGGCAAGCAGCAGGGTTCGGGGCTAAGACGCTAAATTTGTTGCAAAACGCTACTAAAGTACTTGCAAAAACAACTGGTATTGTTGTGGCTCGTGGTGGTCCTATGCTGTCAGTTGAACAAGCACCAACAGAAGCAGTAAATGCTCAGCCACAAACAGGCGCAGTTTCAATTGAGTCTTTATCTGTTGATGAACTTCAACGATTGTTAGAAGAACAACAATAAGACTATGAGCCATGTCAGACCAATTTGGTTTTATCGAAGGAGCAAAATCCGTAACAGGTAGTATGGATGCTAGTCGAGAGGCTAGTAAGTCCATTACCAAGAGCATTACCGATGTACAGAAAGACGCTGGAGCAGCAGCCCAGCAGAAAGACCTAGAGCGTAAAAGACAGATAAGAGAAGCACAGGTCTTTAAAGAGCAGTACTTCAAGAGAGCAATGATGGAATGGCAACGCCAAGAAACCATCCGTATTGAGGAAGCTAAAGTCAAAGCTGATTTCATTAAGAAGCATGGAACTAAGCGCTGGAATGAGATTGAATCCATCAAACAAAAGATAGAGAAACAAGACAATGAGCTTACTAGAGAGTTTAAAAAAGATTTGGAAAAGAGTCGTAGAGCAATGTTCATGTGCTATGCAGTGGCTGCGCTCATTGCTTGGTATGTAACTTGGGGGTATAAACAATGATTCCATTAATGGCACTATTTGACGTTGGGATGAAAGTCCTAGATAAGTTTATTCCTGATCCAGAAGCTAAGGCGAAGGCTCAGAAAGAACTACTACAGATGCAGCAAGAAGGTAAACTAGCTGAGCTTAACGCTGATAATATTGAGGCACAAGAACTCACTAAACGACATGAAGCAGACATGGCTAGTGATAGCTGGTTGTCTAAGAATATAAGACCGATGACGCTAGTGTTTATTCTCTTGGTCTATTCTACATTCGCTACGATGTCAGCATGGGATATAGAAGTGAACAACAACTATGTTGAACTTCTAGGTCAATGGGGAATGCTGATTATGTCCTTCTATTTTGGGGGTCGTACGCTGGAGAAGATCATGGACATGAAGAAAGCTAAAGATGAACCTAAGCAATAACTTTACCCTAGAAGAACTTACCCACTCAGAAGTAGCAGAGCGTAAGAACCTAGATAATACCCCTAACGCTAGTGAGGTTGCTAATCTGACTCGATTGGCAGCCTTGCTTGAGCAAGTTAGAACCTTATTAGGCAAGCCTATTATGATTAACTCAGGCTTTCGCTCTAAATCAGTCAATGACTCTGTCGGTAGCAAGGACACTAGCCAACATAGGATAGGTTGTGCTGCTGATTTAAGAGTCCCCGGAATGACCCCTAAACAGGTCGTAGAGGCGTGTTTGGCATCGGATATACCCTTTGATCAAATCATCGAAGAATTCGGCTCTTGGACGCATATAAGCGTTCCTAACGGTGCTTCTGACAAGCCTCGTAGACAAGCCCTAATTATTGATAAAGCTGGTACTAGGAATTTTAGTTAAAAAGAACCCCGCCGAAGCGGGGCTAAAGGAGGGCAAATGTATTGGGTGTTAGGTGAACCGGCTGCTTCAGTCCCCGTGGGGAGTGCTGAACAGAATTCTAATAATCCCTAGATCAATGACGAAATGAGACTCGTCATCAAAACTAGGAACATACTCAAATCCTATACAGAACCCAGTAATAAAGTGTAGGTTTATCATCATTTGACTGGGCAAGCTCCGCTGGCACACTCGTCGCCACCATCAAAACTAGCTTCATCAACGTGTGTAATTAATCGTGTAGAAGCCACAAGTGCGTCATACTGCTCTTTCGTGATTTCCTCTAAAGGCGCTTGGTGAAAGCCGTGTTCATTGTGTAGCAAGAATGACAAGGACTTGTGATTGTTCTTGTAGTTTTTCGCTAGATACTTCTGAATCTCAGGCAATTCTTCCTTGCGATAGTATACAGTACAGGATACGCTATTGTCTGACCAGTTAGCCTGTAACCACTTCACAACTTCCAACTGATCGATAGCGGTCATCTCAGCAGCAATCTTTGTCCCTTCCGGATAAGCGAATGGGAATGATACAACCATTGTGCTGTGATCCTCAGAACCATCAAAGTTACGCTGATACTCGACTGGGTAGCCATGCTCACGACATACTTGCACCAACGCATGATCTGCGGCGATACGAATACGACGGATCATGTGACGAGAATATGCTGGATGACATCCTGAAGTAACACCCGGAAGCAACGACAAAGTACCGCTAGGCTTAACTGTAGTCAACTTAATAGACTCAGGGAAACCATGCTCATGACTGTACTTGAAGTCAAACTCACGTAGACGACGATAGGTATCACTTAACCAGCTACGCTGCTCTTCAGTAGCTTGTAACACACCTGTAACACCAATACCCATTCTCATGTTCTTATGCACGATGTCTTCTGTTTCTTTCAGATGGCAAGGCAGTGCTAAGCTGTGCTTGTTGATGCGGTACAGTAACTGGCAAACATCAAGAAGCTGTTCTTTGCTTTCAATGTTAGGTAGATATACTTCCGCTAAACAACAAGTTTCATAAGCAGCCAAAGACTGCTCAGCGCATGGATTATAACCCATAACATCAGGATCAGGATAGTCAGTCTCACCAAGTCTACCAATTTTACGGGAGAGTTTAAGATTGATAAGTCCATAAGGCTCCCCTTTGCCTTCGTACCCGTCCCAGAAGTATTCGTGTAGGTCTTTAGTATCGCTGCAAACAACAGAATTATTAGACATAGCTCTCCAAGAAGGAATATTCCCCATGTCCCAGCGCTTAGCAAGTAGATACTCAACATCGTCAGGGTCTCCTATAGCAATCTGTGCAGAACGGCGTACATTACCAGCAACGACAATAGCACCGATAAGGTT